TTAAGCGGCCTCCACTTTCACAACGTCAACCGCGCAGCCTGGAAGAAGCTGCACCGCCGGGCCAATACTCTGGTTCCCCCAGTGATCCCAGCCTGGCGCGCCGCAGCGGCTGAACAGTTCGATGCGCGGGACATCGCCGTAAAGCAGCTCCAGGCGGTGGCGGACTTCCCACGGCTTTTCGCTGTGGGCACCGAGCGGGCTGTATACCACCTGTTTGATACCAGCGTTCAGCCGCTCCAGCCCGTTGCCGCATGTGGCGATCAGCAGATCCTCTGTGTTAGCCCTGGTGTGGTTCCCGCCGTTCATTCGCGTCTCGGCGTTGAGTAGATCGAGGAAGTCGTAAAAATCAGTGACCTCACCCTCTGCCAGCGCTTTGTTGATGCGGCCCTCTGCCAGTTGGTTCAGCTTCACCCAGGTGAATCCCTTCATTGTGCGAACGGTAAAGCCCCACGCCTCGGCCAACTCGATAGCCTCTTCGTTATGCGTGCCGGTGTACCACATTGCCAGCACGGCGTTTTCAGCGGCCAGTTCCCAGACCGGCAGACGCTTAATGTCGATCAGCTTCATGGTGCCGTAGTGGTTTTCCGCTGCGCCGTTGCTGATGGTGTTGCCGTAGGCCCAAGGCGGATCTGCATAGATAAGTGAGTATTTACCGGTCATGCTGGATCTCCTTCGATGCGCTTAAATTCGATTACCCATACCCACGGATTGGCCTTCCAGCTATCAACGCCGTAAATTGATTCCCACAGCTGCGCAAAGTTGTCGTATGGTGTCCAAACATCACCACCACTATCCGGGTCAGAGTATGTTGGCCGCCATCCGGTAAGCTTCATTCCTTCAGCCTGAGCGTCTTGTTGGCTGATATCGTTCAGGCGCTCCACCCGCACCCCAGTGATCTCCAGCAGAATGCGGCTGGCCCAGCGCGGCATGTGAATGCTTGGTGTCCAGCGGATATCCTCAGCTAATGGCACGTTCTCGTAATGCGAAGGGACATGCTCAGGGTAATTCGCACGATAGAGTTGTAGTTCCGGCGCCCCAGCGCCTGCTTCCGCCCACGTCTCACGCACCCAGATGCGGTCGCCGATGGTGCCAAATGGGCAATGCTCACGGTAATAGCTCTGGCTGTTTTCGTGGTCGATCCCACACTCCAGCGGGTAGCATTCACCTATCTGAGAACCCACGTCGATAAGGTTAAGATGTCGGTCACTGACTATCCGCCGCGTCTGTGTCTTCCGGCCGTCGAGAATGGCGCGTACCATCTCACCGTTGAAAATCATTCCATGTTCTTTCACGCCGCCACCTTTTTGCTGTTCATCAGCTCAGCAATGCGCTGAGCCTTTAATGGGTTTTTGATAACCTGCCCATCGGGTGACAACCACCCGCGGCGCAGCATTGAATAACGCAGCGTGACGCTGCCGACGGTGATCCCGTCTGCGGGTTAGTCATAAACCACCCCGCGGCATCCGATCCCGCTGTATTCCCCCTGGCGGGCGTGATTACTCCAGGTGATGCACTGCTGGCGGCGTATGGCGATACGGGCCCGCTCAACTTCACCGCTGGCGACATCCATGCACTGGAGCCAGAGGCGGGCGGCGACGCGATAATGGCCGCGCTTCTCCCGCTCAATGGCGCGCTGCTCGATCTCCATCGCTTCCGGGGTGATCGCGACAACCTTTCCATTGCTGCGTTGAGAAACTTTATTCATGTGGTACTTTTCAAGCCGGGTTAACTTTTTCATCTGAGTCAGCCTTCTCAACTGATTACCGCCGCCACCCACATCAGGTAGGCGACAACGGCAAGACACAGGTAAACATCTGCCCATCGTGCGATGTGCTTATTCAGCCGCTTCATGCGGCGTTACTCACCGGGCGGTATTTCCGCAGCTCAACCGGCGGCTTTTTTCCGGTGTAAACCTCCGGGCTTTCCGCTTTGCGCTTGTCGAGCCACTGCTCGATCTCTTCCTGCGTCCATGCGCAGCGGCGGTCGGTGATGTACCAGCGCTTTGGAAACTCGCCAGCGGCTTCCAGGCGTTCGATCGTGCTCCATGACAGTGGCACCACCGCCAGGAGTTCCTTCTTACCTAATGCACCTTTCATAGATACCTCTCTTGGTTGCAGGTGTGGCGCCGTGGCGCCACGGTGGTTATCACATAGGGACTTCGTTCAGTTCTTCGCGGCGAACGTGGTAAACGTCCTCGGCCATCTCCAGCCATTTGCCGGTTAAGGCGTCTTTAGCGCCAGGGCGATTCTTTTTGTCTGGCCACACGCCACCGTTAAAAATCAGGTCCAGAGTCTCGACGTTCTTAGCGTTGCCGGCGGCTTCGGTGAAAGACTTCAGGACTTCATCAGGATCCCGGTCGTCACCCTTTTTCGCCTTTTCCTTCTGGTGCTGATCAGGCTGTGAATTGATCAGCTGATTCATCCCGGCGGCGGTGCTGGCCGGTGGCGTAATGTCACGCTCTACGCGCGGCCCGGCCTCCTGCAACTCGTCAGGGGTGTACACGCCCAGGAGAACGTCAGGAGCGTGCAGACGAGCCCAGCGCTTCACGCAGAGGTAAGCCAGTTGCTGACGCGGATCCTGTTCCCACAGCGGGGAGTTACGCACACCGGCCTGCGCCATGCTGATCGTCAGTTCTCGTGGTTCCGCTTCACCTTTCAGAACCGCCGATACTGTCACTGTCAGGTGAGGCGATTTATCGGTTTTGCCGTCCACCTTCGACCAGTCACCGTCCCAGCGATAGTTCAGGCGGGTGGACAGCAGGTTGGACGAAGACACAACGGCGTTGACCAATTGAGCCTCGTAACCCAGGGTGCCGTTTACCACATGCGTTTTCTGCGCCACTGCGAAAGGGTTCATGCCCCACTGGGCCGCCTGCATGGTCACGGCCAGGCAATCAGCTGGCTTGCCAGCCAGGTGAGCCGGAACGGTGGCCTTGCTGTCAGCCATCAGGGTGGCGAAGCGCACCAGGCGATCCATGCCTTCAGGGCTGAAAATTGCCGCGGCGGTGCCGATGGTTGCCGACGGCGTGGATGTCAAAGAAAGTTCGTTGCTCATACGTACATGTCCTGTTTACGGGCCCACTCAGGGCGTTTAATTGTTTCTACTCCGCCCCAGTCATTACTGGTGCGGCACTGGTGATAGGTATTCAGATCCCGGCGGAACAGCGCATGCCCGGCATCAACATCTGCTGCGTCCAGTTCGAACACGCGCACCGGGTAGCGGCCGCAGTCGATGGTTTCGCTCACCGCCAGGAAGAAGAATCCGTGTGGCTGGCCTGCCGCCTTCAGCGCACCTTCCCGGTACATGGCATCCTGGACGTGGTAACGGAACTCCTCGACGTGGCGGGCGAATCGCTCCATGTCCGCCACCTTTTTCACGTCGACGATTGCGTTAAAATCTTTAAGCCACTTATCCGGGCGGATGCGGCATAATTCGCCGGTTTCCTCATCGTTCCAGTACATTGACGCTTCACAGTGGCCTGGTGCTTCCAGCATCCAGCGCGCCGCCGGGTGGGCCATCGCGCTGTCGCGCATCAGTTGCAGTTTCCGACCCTGCTCTGCATCCATGATGGTCATGCCCATGGACTCACACTCCTTAAGAAAAGCCTTCTCCTGTGCTTTGCCCAGCGCTTTTCTGCGGTTGAATTCCGGCGCGATGATGAACCGCTTATCAAACTCCTCAGGCTCGAGCAGAAGGCAGTGCAGGGCGGTGCCCATATCCAGAGCTTTCAGCTTCTCGGTATCTACCGGCGCGGCCTTTTTCCACTTGAGAAGCGCGGGGCTCATCGCCACCATGTCCAGCTGCGACTTACTCACGCCGTCCCCGGCGTGGTAGTCCTCGTTGCTGATGTCGAAGTAGATTCCCGGTTTCATGCCGCATCCCTGCCGCTGTCGATTTTGTCGGCCAGATCCATTCGGGCGATGACGCCGGTGAGTTCACGCTTGAAGCTGTCCATCAGCTCTTCAAACTCTTCGGTTTCCTGAGCGGCACGCAGCACATCAGCACGAACGCCCATGCGGATCAGCGCGCGGTTGAAGGATTCATCCATCCCGGCGCCGTTGGTTGCTTCGATCAGCTCAACGTGGCGGTCGTACAGCTGCTCGCTTAAGGAGAAATCGCGGTCGAAATTGACCATGATTTTTTTAAGGTTCATTACCTGATTAGTGTTCACTTGCTCACCCCCATATCCATTTCAGTCTTCACCGCAACTTTGCTGATGAATGCCCACTCGATGGCTTCCGCCAGAGAGAGAAACTTCCAACTCATCAGCCCGCACGCCGTAACGCAGTACCAACCGTTGATAACTTTCCACTGCATGATTTTTTCACCTCAGTGTTACCGTTGAGGTAATGATTATCCGTATGTGGTTTGAAGTCAATAGATATGATTGCAAAAAATTACCCGTCAGGTAATTGTTATGACGTAAAAAAAGCCGCTCAATGGCGGCTTTGTTGTTAAAAATTAATTAGTTAGTCTTGTTTTTCTGCGTTCTGATTAATCACAAACTGGATGTAACTCTGAATCTTCTCTTTCTCGGTTTCAGGTAACGATGCGAACTTTGCCCGGTCATAGGGTATTGTTGCCGGATCCCGGGGATGTATAAGAAGTTCGTAACCATGGCGGCCGAACGCGGCGGCGAGTGTTTCGAGTGTGGAGATAGACACGCTGACTTCGTTATTCAGCATGCGGTTGATTGTAGCCTGGGCGATCCCGGATGCCCGGTGCAGTTTCCCCTGCGATGAAAGCTCTCGGCTCTCTCTCATCCAGCGCTCAAGGTTATGAGCAGCCAGAGAACCGATATCACTCGGGCCTATGGGAGAATATCCTTCTTGTGAAAGAGAGTGATCTATATCCAGCCAGTTCCTTGGCTTGTTCGCGGCAGCTTCTATTTTCCTTGCTACCTGGTCACCAATAACCTTTTTACCAAGCACCCAACGGTTAACAAGATTGGCAGGAGTCTCCATTCTTTCCGCAAGACGTGTCTGCACGCCGTTGAACTCTCGATTGATGAGTTCACTTAAATTTTTTATGCGGATTTCCTGAATGCTTTTCATGCTGTGGTAATTCGCTCCAAATAAGAATCATTTATGGGTTCAATTTAAAGCGAAATTACCTCACAGGTAAATGCACCTGATGGGTAACAATCCTTGATTTTTATTACCTGATGGGTGAATATTTATTATCTGAAATTAATATCAGGCAATAGTTATGAGCGACAACGAAAAGTTTGATTTCAAGAAGCACTGGCTTGATCTCACCCCTGATGAGCGAAAAGCCTTTGCGGAAGAGGCCGGAACGACCAGCCACTACATCCAGACGCATTTAACTGGAAAGCGTAAGATGCCTGGTAAGGCCTTGATGAACGGGCTGTTTAAGGCCTGCAAATCCCGTGAATGGGTAAAAACAAAGCCTGAACTGGCAATCTTCTTCTACTCCTGATCTCCGCTTCCAGCCCAATCAGACCGCCGCCTGGCGGTCTTTTCATATCTATTCGTACCTCTCAGGTAATTATTATCCGTATATGGTTGATCTTTTTTCCTGCCTGACCGAAAATCACCGATATCAATAACAAAACATGAGGTCCATCCGATGAAAATCATCACCAGAATGGAGGCGGCAAAGGCCGGTCTTAGCCGGTACTGCACCGGGAAAGTGTGCGCCAATGGTCACAAAGCCGAGCGCTACGTCCTGAATGGCACCTGTGTTCAGTGCGCGATTGAGAGCGCGAACCGCCACCGTAACGAATTCACGTCCGCCCTGAAAGCCGCCAGGGGTGCAGCATGAAGGCAGCAGCGTATTACAACGAAATCGACCAATTTGCAGCGCAGTGGCTGCGTAACCTGATCGCCGGCGGTCACATCGCGCCAGGCGAAGTTGACGAACGGAGTATTGAAGATGTCACACCTGACGACCTGCGAGGATTCACGCAGTGCCACTTTTTCGCCGGAGTTGGTGTCTGGTCCCATTCCCTCCGCCTCGCCGGATGGCCTGACGATAAACCGGTCTGGACTGGTTCCTGCCCGTGCCAGCCTTTCAGCGCGGCAGGCAAAGGAGATGGGTTTGCTGACGAGCGGCACCTTTGGCCGGCCTTCTTCCACCTCATCAGCGAGCGCAGACCTCAGCATGTCTTTGGCGAGCAGGTTGCAGCTGGTAACGCAAACGCATGGTTCGACCTTGTACAGGCAGACCTGGAAGGAATGGACTACGCCTTCGGGCTTGTGCCGTTTGCGGCAGCGGGTATCGGTGCTCCGCACATCCGCGAGCGGGCCTACTGGGTGGCCAACGCCAGTAGCGAATACGAACCCGCAGCCAGAAACGAAGCGGGGATTGCAACACGTCTCCGGAGCGGCGCGGTTGACGGGATGGCAGACACCAGTGGCGAACGATTCAACAGGATCGACTCATTGCTACAGCGGGAAGAATCAGGACGGGTCACCGAAAGTGTGCTTGAAGCTACCGGGTACGGCATTACTGGCGGGGTGGGTAACGCCAACGACTCGCGACTGGAAGGACACTTCAGGCATGACTGCACGGCGGGATGGGAAGGAGCGGCTGGATCAGTTACCTCGACAGGCTTACACAGCCGGCCCCTTGAGGTTAACGGTTTTTGGCGAGATGCGGACTGGGTCTTTTGTCGAGATGGGCAATGGCGTCCAGTTGAACCCGGCACATTCCCGCTGGTTGCAAGGTTTGCCAAAAGCCTGGGACACGGCAAGTCCTCATTACGAGCAATGGCTGGACGCAACCGCACAGGTCGACTTAAGGGTTACGGCAACGCCATAAACGCACAGGCTGCGGCTGAGTTCATTCGTGCATATATGGGGGTGACCAATGGCACGCATTCGCACGATTAAACCTGAGTTCTGGACGGATGAGGATCTTTCTGAGGTGTCAGAGGCGGCCTGTCTGCTGGCGATCGGTCTGCTCAACTATGCCGATGACGAAGGCTACTTCAACGCGAACCCAAAACTGATTAAGGCGACGGTTTTCCCGATACGGGAGCAGTCCGGTAGCATTCCGGTACTCATGCAGGAGCTGTACAGCGTGGGGTATATCAGCCTTTTTTCCGGCCCTGACGGCAAGATCTACGGGCTTGTGAATAACTTTGCCAAGCATCAGGTGATTAACAAGGCTAAAAATAGCGTAATCAAAGAGTTATGCGCTGTACCGTATCAGTACGGTAGTGGTACCGGAGAGCTACCACCTGGAAGGGAAGGGAAGGGAAAGGAAGGGAAAGGAAAAACCCCACACGCAGGCGATGAGAATTTTACGCCTGTGGATAACTCTTCAGGAACAGAAGAACCAGATCCTGGTGCAAACACTGTTGTCCTGAATGGCTACTCCCCCCCTGGCGGAATGGGTGAATTCGGGAAGTTCGTCATGCGCCCGGACTGGAAACCTGGCGATGACTTCCTGAAGTGTGCTGCGCTATGGGGAATAAACCTGCAGAAGCCGGTTACCGATTGTGAGCTTGCAGAGTTCATCACCTTCTGGAAAGCGGAGGGCAAAGCGTTCCATCACGACCAGTGGCAGCAGAAGCTCGCCAGGAGCGTGCAGCAGTCCAGGGCTAAGCCAGCGTTACGCCAGAAAATACGTGACGTTAACGAAATTCCTGAGCCAGATAATGTCATTCCAAAAGGATTCAGGGGATACCAGGAACCGGTGTAAAGCTCACAGCAGAAAGCGAGGATCTCATGGGAAGGCCATACACAGCGCCAGAGAGAAGGGCTGCAGTTCTTCGGATAATCGAAACGGCAAAAGAGCGCGGACGTATCACTACCCGGCAGGCGACTGAAATTCTTGGCGTACACCTGAATACCGTTGAGAAGTATTTCAGGGAGGCAGCGCGTAGCGGAGAGGTCGTCCGTCACGGAAAATGCGGTTTGTTCAGGAGCTACAGGGAAACCATCGCGTTTGATCTGGAGCGATTCTCGAGGCGGTACGGGAAGAGTTAAGCGGCACGCAGCAGCACCGGCGCGACAGCGCATTTTTTTACGTCTTAATAATTACCTGCAAGGTAACAAAATATGCGAATATCTATTGATTTTAATCCGTATATGGAATTTAATTACCTGAGGGGTAAATTATGACAGCAGTTTTAGGGATTGACCCTGGATGCAGCGGTGCGCTGGTGATGATTACAGCGCGAGGCACTTACATCGATCACCTGGACATGCCAACCATCAAGGTTGGTACAAAGTCCAGAGTAAACGGCGCAGCGATATCCGCATGGCTGAAGAAGTTTCATATCAGCCATGCATATCTGGAGCAGGTCGGCGCAATGCCAGGGCAGGGCACAGCCAGCATGTTCACCTTCGGGCACGCAGCTGGCGTAGCTGAGGGGATCCTCCAGGGGCTCAATATCCCGTACACGCTGGTTACGCCGCAGGCATGGAAGAAGTCAGCCGGGCTGATCGGTAGCAATAAAGACGCGGCGCGCAGCCGGGCAATTCAGCTTTACCCGGAACTCCGGGCGCTGGATGCCAAAGCGAAAGGCCAGGCTCTCGCAGATGCGCTGTTAATCGCAAGGCACGGCGCTGGCGTTAATCGATGATCCTTTTGGATATCAACGTAATCAATAACTTAAACGGGTAAGCGGGGGTAAAGATGAAACCGAGTTATGAGGAACTGGAAGAGCAACTGAACAGATCGCGACGTCTCTGTGATGCCGCGTTGGCTAATGAGCGGGTCTGGGAAACGGCCATGATGCAGGCCTGCGGAGAAGATGGGCCGAAATCAGTTGCCGATAAGTTTGCTGAACTGCAAGCCAAGTGCGCGGCGCTGGCTGCGGAGAATGCGGCGCTGAAGCATGCTGCGGAATTCGCTACAGCACCTGATATGTGGGAAGAGCTAGGCGGCAATGTGATGCGCTACCAGTATCAGGAGTGGTACGCGGACAGGTTGAAGTCTGCAATGAAAACCCCGGCAACGGACGCTTTCCTGGCTGAAGTGCGGGCTCAGGGTGTGGAAGCGTTCGCTTCAGTCCTTGAAGCGCGCGGAAAACATCATGAATACGTTGAGATTGCCAGCGCATATGCCGCCCTGCTTCGCAAGGGAGTGCGGTCATGAGCAACATCAACAAACAGGCGCTGCGTGAAGCGGCGGAGAAGGCCATTTCAGAGGAAGGAGAAACCTGGTGGAATGAAGAGCAACTGGCTAGCGACTATGGTCTTGCACTTCACAGGGCGGACGCCAAATTCATCGCCGCAACAAACCCTGCCACCGTGCTGGCGCTGCTGGATGAGCTGGAAGCCGCAAATAAAGCGGCGGAATCCGGCATTGAATGGATGAAGCGATGCCTGGCCGCAGAGAAGCGGATCGCTGAACTGGAGGCGCGGGAGGTTGTTCTGCCTGGTGTGCAGGATGTTCATCCATTAGGGCCGCAGTCGGCGAAAATTTTTTGTGAGTTTCACCGGAACATCATCAATAGATGCGCCGATGAGATTCTCAAAGTTGGCGTTAACGTCAGCATCAAGGGAGAGTAGGGATATGGCTGAATTTACGAAAGAGCAGTTGATTGCAGCAGCATGCTCAAGAATAGATTTTGCTAAACAAATGCTGCGTGGAAATCCATCTGGGCTGACAAGGCGAAACTGGGAGATTGAGTTGTCTCTATCTGAAATCGCACTGGCAGCGCTGACGGCTGATGCATCCATGTACGCCAGTGAAGAGACGTTAATCTGTGCGGAACAAGGTGAGTTTCTCTTGCGCACCCTAAACAGACCAGCCGGTGACGCCACTATCCCACTCTACCGCCTGCCACTGCTGGAGGGATTGAAATGATGGAAATCGCAAAATTAATCGAATCGGAGATTGGTGATTTCTTTGCCGGATTCGGACACCCAGGCGAGCCGGAAACGCCAGAAGAAATGCAATCACAGTTGCTGGCGCGTGTTATGCCGCTGCTTGCCGGGATGGAACAGGAGCCGGTGGCGTGGCGCTGGAATTATGGTGGTAGCACCGATTGGCGGCTGCAAGAAATAACGCCGAGCAAAGGTGACAATAAGAGATGTCCGCGAGTTATTCAACCACTCTACGCAGCACCACAGTTACCGCAGCCAGCGGTGGTGGATGAGTGGCGGATGATGTGCGGTGAATGGCGAGATGAAACCGTGTCTATCCATGACGATTCTGGATTGATTGTTAGTGGCATATCCCCAAATGCAGCAGGAATTATTATTGAAGCACATAACGCCTGCCGGGCCGCCATGCTTCAGGGTGCCGAACCTGTAGCGACGGTTTACAAGTTGCCATTCGAGCAGTGGCTTTCGCAGCAGACAGGCACCATTGACGTAGAATGTGGATGCGTGATGACGGAGGTATTTTACCACTGGTTGCGCGTTGCGTATGAGGCTGGCAACTCTCCGTTGATTCATGATGGGTGGGTGGCTGTGCCGGTTGAGCCGACAGAAGAGATGATTGAGGCCACTTTTGCCGGCGAGATGGAGTTGCAGTCAGTTCAGCATCAGGTGCGGAACAGGGAGAGAAGGGCGCATTACTATCGCGCCATGCTCGCAGCAGCACCGCAGCAGGAGGTGAAGTGATGTTTGCCTTTTGCAGGTATCGGGGCGGGTTTTGGTTTCGTGCTTTTGGCTACGGACTGGCGGTTAACGACAGAAGCCAGTACACGCCGTTCAGCGTACGCAACGGTTATCAGCGCGAGCTACGGATTGGCCGGTATGGGATTAAATTTCTCAAGAGAGGCTGGATTGATGGCTAAGACAGCAGCAGAACGCAAAGCCGCGCAGCGGGCCCGCCAGGCTGAATCCGGTAACCGCAAACTGGAGTTGCAGCTGGATGAGCAGGAACTGGCAATGCTCGAGCAAAACTGCGCCGCCCGGCGCCCTGGTCGCGCGCCGTACGAGATGGGTGAATACATCGCGCTGCTTATCCGACAGGATGATGCGCGAGTGCGCGGCCGCATCAAGGCCATCAGCGCCAACCGCTGCGGCAAGTGCGGCGACAGCCTGCCGGTGAGCTCTTGCCCGTGCCAGGGGGATTCGCAGTGCTGGGCGACAAACGGCTGGCACGAAGTGAAACTGGTAGTCCAATGACAGAACTCTATAACCTCTACTGGGCATACGAGAAGGAAGTAAGCGTCAGACACTACCGGCACGCAAGAAATATTCGTGCCAAGAGGGATAAGATGCAGGTTGCCATTCTGAAGAAGAACCATATGCAGCTAAGACGAAGCATATGCCCAAGAGGTAAGGCGTATAGGCGCTTGTTGAGGATAGAATTTATGTGACATGTCACGATAGATTGACTAAATCCTCATGTGATTATACTGTTTATATATACAGCATTTTCATATGAGGTACCATCATGGGCTTTCCATCCCCCGCGAATGACTACGTAGAAACCAGAATCACCGTCGACAGGGTCTGCCAGGTAGACGCCAACTGCCGGGTTATCGAAACATCGACGGGCTTCGCCGTCATCAACACCGCCATCAGGACAACCAAAACCAGCGTGCTTTGCATCTCGTTCTGCGGGCGCGTGCATTTCGCTGTCCAGCGTGGCAAAGCGCTGATTCTCTCTGACGGTGAGGCAGTAGAGGGTGAGGCGCTGGACGAAGTCAACGTTATAGGGGTGGTGACCTTCCTGATTAACCGCGCGCCGGGCTCCGAATCTTACGATCTGCCAGTCATGTAACATCTCTGCGGGCGTGATAGTATTACCTGCATGGTAATTAAATTACTCCGGTGGTAATTATGCCCGCAGCAGCAAAACCGCATAAACGCAAATCAACGCAGTATAAGCCCCTCACAGCGATGCAGGAGGCTTACTGCCAGTCATATATCAAATACCCAGAGAATCAGTCTCAGGCGGCGATTGACGCAGGATTCTCGCCCAATACCGCAGCTGTCAAAGCCAGCGTGATGATGCGAGACGAACGCATCCAGAAACGGATTGCTGAGCTGATGGAAGAGCGCAATAAGCGCCTGCGTGTCAGCGCAGATTATGTGCTGCTACGCCTGGTGGAAATTGACCAGATGGACGTGATCGACATTCTCAACGATGACATGAGCATTAAGCCGGTCTCAGAGTGGCCTAAGGTGTGGCGGCAATATCTCTCCGGCTTCGAGTTGGCGGATATGTTCGAGGGACGCGGTGACGAAAAAGAACTGATCGGCATCCTGAAAAAAATAAAATGGCCGGACAAGGTGAAGAACCTCGAGCTGATCGGTAAGCACGTCGACGTAATGGCGTTCAAAGAGCGTCTCGAGGTGTCCGGCAGCATCACCATTGCCGACCGCATGGCGAAAGCACGCGACCGCGTCAATAAACAGGCAGGTGGTGGCGAATGACCGATGTCGCGCTGTCGCCTGAAGAGCAACTCGTCGAGGACATCGCCGGGTTTACCCATGACCCGCTGGGCTTCGCGATGTACGCGTTCCCCTGGGGCGAGGCTGGCACAGAGCTGTCGCACGCCAGCGGCCCCCGCCAGTGGCAGGCTGACGCGTTCCGGGAGATAGGCGAGCACCTGCAGAACCCGGCAACCCGGCATCAGCCGCTGATGCTGGCCCGCGCATCCGGCCACGGGATCGGGAAAGCTCTGAGGCCTGATGATGCTGTCCCTACACCTGAAGGATTGCGATGCGTGTCAGATATCAGGCCTGGCGATGTCCTGTTCGGTGAGGGCGGGCAGGCCGTTAAAGTTCTTGGCACCCGGCATTATGATGCCTGCCCATTTTATCGAGTGACCTTCTCTGATGGCACCGCAGTAGACGTGTCATCTGGGCATCTTTGGAAGGTCCGCGGAAGAAACTCAAGAAGAACCGGATCGGATGAATGGGAGGTAGTGGAGACGATCGACATTCTTGAACGTGGAGTTAAGCGCCGAAATGGCACTTCCATGGCGCGGCAATGGGAGATCCCTGCATCACCTCGAGTGAGTTATCCGGTCAGGGCGCTGCCAGTTGATCCGTATACCTATGGAGTCTGGCTTGGTGATGGCGATAAGGCCTGTGGAAGAATTACCAATATCGATTCTGAGGTATGGGAAAATATCGCTTATCCGACACGGGTGGATGGGAAAACCAGAACAGCCATCGGCCTCAAGGTGGATCTGGTTAATGCTGGCCTGCTTGGATGCACCACATATAACGCCAGCGTTGATCGCCGCTACATTGAGTCTGAGCAGCGGCTGCAAGTTCTTCAGGGGCTACTGGATACAGATGGCTGGGTTGAAAAGGCGTGTGGCGGTGCTGCGTTTGCGTCTGCATCAAGGCAGCTCACCAGAGACGTGATCGAAATCGCTCGATCACTTGGACTTCGCGCGCGAAACGAAAAGTTTAAGCCAAATAAATTTGCTGGCAGTTGGTCGACTCATATCACCTGGGATGGAGAAACACGGTTATTCAGAATCGACAGGAAGCAGCAGAAGTTAGTGGCCGCTGAGAAACGGTACACCACGAAGTGGATTGAAAGTATTGAGCCGGCAGCGGAAGGGCCTGGTATTTGCTTTGAGGTTGACGGTGGTCTTTTCCTGGCCCGAGATTATATCGTCACGCATAACAGTGCGTTTATCTCGATGCTCATCAACTGGGGTATGGCTACCTGCGAGGACTGCAAGGTGGTGGTGACCGCCAACACCGACAACCAGCTGCGCACCAAGACCTGGCCGGAAATTATCAAGTGGTCAACGCTGGCGATCACATCCAGCTGGTTCACTCCCACCGCCACCGCGCTGTACAGCAACGATACCGGGCACGATAAGCGCTGGCGTGCTGACGCTATTCCGTGGTCTGAGCACAACACCGAAGCGTTCGCCGGCCTGCACAACGAGCGTAAGCGGATCATCGTGGTATTCGATGAGGCGTCCAACATTGCCGATCTGGTCTGGGAAGTTGCCGAAGGGGCGCTTACGGACGAGGACACAGAGATTATCTGGGTGGCGTTCGGGAACCCGACGCGAAACACCGGGCGTTTCCGTGAATGCTTCCGCAAGTACAAACACCGCTGGAAGTGCGCCCAGATCGACAGTCGCACGGTGGAAGGCACCAACAAACAGCAACTGCAGAAGTGGGTGGACGACTACGGCGAGGACAGCGACTTTGTGAAAGTGCGTGTGCGCGGGGTGTTCCCGGATGCGTCAGAACTCCAGTTCATCCCGACCGGCCTTACCGATGAAGCGATGAAACGCGTGGTGACCGCCGCGCAGGTAGCCCACGCTCCGGTGATTATCGGCGTTGATCCGGCGTATTCCGGCGTAGACGACGCGGTGATATACATGCGCCAGGGTCTGCACAGCAAAGTGCTCTGGACGGGCAGCAAAACCACAGACGACCTGATTATGGCGAAACGCATTGCCGACTTCGAAGACCAGTACCAGGCTGACGCGGTATTCATCGACTTCGGTTACGGTACCGGGCTGAAGTCCATCGGTGACGGCTGGGGCCGCACATGGCAACTGGTGCCGTTCGGCGGTGCATCAACTGACCCCCAGATGCTGAATAAGCGCGGGGAGATGTTCAACAGCGCCAAGACCTGGCTGAAACTCGGCGGGTCGCTGGACGATCAGGAGACAGCAGACGACCTGTCGGCGGCTGAGTACAAGGTCAGGGTGGACGGTAAGATCGTCATGGAGCCGAAGGAAGATATCAAAGACCGGTTGGGCCGCTCCCCTGGCAAGGGTGACGCGCTGCTGCTGACCTTCGCTTTTCCGGTTTCAAAACGGGTCCACATACCCGGCCAGCAGAGCCAGCAGGGCAGGGCGCTGACCGAGTACGATCCTTATGCCTAACCGCTTTGGGGGATAATTCAGGATTATGCTCTGGAGGGGATAAAACAAAGCCCGCGCATCGGCGGGCTGATTGTGACAGGTCACGGTGTTACTTGATGGCGTCAAAGCCAGCATTAATGGCTTCCGCGATATTGGTGGCATTGGTTTTATCGAAGCGCCCATCCTGAATGAGAGCCGCATGCAAACACTGTAACTTCATGTTGTACAGGTGATCTTCCCGGTATTCTTCATCGCTTTTCTCTTTGGCAAAAACACAGCGGGATAAATCAAGCTCGATACCTTTTTCCTGGGGCGTCATTTTGACTTCCATCCATTCGAGTTGCGTAACCCCGAAACCCATATCATCAGCACGCTGCAAACCAGCAATGGATGGGCTCTTGATCTGCTCGAAGCAAAGCTCATTCCCAGCGAGAACGCCATAAAAAGTTGAATCACCGCCCTGGACAATTCGGATAAAACACTTCGGCCACTCGTTAAGATGCTTAGCTAATAACTCTACAGTCTTCATGGATATCACCTTAAAAAAATGCCCACTGGAGTGGGCGAACTGGAAGCAATGAGGGTGCCTTCCTTGGCAGGTGTCACATGGTTTACAGAACAACGTCATCGCAATGGCGCTCTGCTGTAAAAAGGGGCGGTACCAGCGACGATTCGGGATTCTGGTACCGCCAAAACAACACAGCAATGGTACTGGTACTACGGGTATCACGGTCCTAAGGCGTGATGGGGTTGTGTTTACCACAACGGAAAGAGCACTGAGCGCTGCATTGTGGCTCTATCTCAGTTGTGCCGACTGCAGTCCCGATATGACCAACCCCTGAGAGGGTATCTGCCAATTACTTTTAGGCTCGGTCAATGCTCTTACCTGTTGCACCCTCGTCTCTTCCGAGGTGTCACACCTGATCGCCACGATGGTGAGTCGCTATGTCACGCATACCGAAAGCGCTGGCTTGCACATTCCGGCTACCCGGTTGGGGAATAGGGAACCCGCCCGGACCGCTTCGACACATGTGCCATATGCCGCACTACAGTGCGGAGATGATGCTCCGCTTATCCACCGCCTTTACTTTTGAGCCCACTATGTTGCTGCGGTACTCCGGGCTACAGGATTAGTGTTGCATCAAATTTAATTACCTGCAAGGTAATAATTGCATTCTGTTATGCCAATTATCTACGCTAATAAATCCGTATATGGTTAAATTGGTAATAATTTAATCGCGACGGAGTATTCGCCATGTGTATGGGCAGCAAGCCATCTGTACCAGCAGCGCCGGAAGTTCAGGCAGCACCTCAGGAGCAGGATGCTGCGGTCGTTTCTGCGCGTGATGACGAAGAGCGACGCCGCCGTCAGGCTGCCGGTCGTAGCTCCACGCTGCTGACTGGTGCCCAGGGCGACACCTCCACTGCCAATACCAGCGGTAAAACGCTGCTCGGCCAGTAACGGAGCAGGCGGATATGGCGGAAACCGTAAAAGAGCGGCTGCTGAAGCAGCTCGCACAGCTGAAGAACGAGCGCACTTCTTTCGAGCCGCACTGGCGCGACCTGAGCGACTTTATCAATCCGCGCGGTTCCCGCTTCCTGACCTCCGACGTTAACCGTGATGATCGGCGCAACACCAAAATCGTTGACCCGACCGGCTCGCTGGCTCAGCGCATTCTGTCCAGCGGCATGATGTCAGGCATCACCAGCCCGGCCCGCCCGTGGTTCAAACTGGCAACGCCTGACCCTGACATGATGGATTACGGCCCGGTGAAGATCTGGCTGGAAGTCGTGCAGCGCCGCATGAACGAAGTGTTCAACAAATCGAACCTGTATCAGTCACTGCCGATCATGTACAGCAGCATCGGCACCTACGGTACCGCCGCAATGGCAGTGCTGGACGATGACCAGGACGTGATCCGCACCATGCCTTTCCCTATCGGCTGCTACTACCTGGCGAACAGCCCGCGCGGCAGCGTCGATACCAGCTTCCGCCAGTTCTCCATGACCGTGCGCCAACTGGTGCAGGAGTTTGGTCTGGAGAACGTCAGTACGTCCGTTAAGAGCATGTTTGAGAACGGCACCTATGAGCAGTGGATCGAGATTAACCACTGCATCATGCCGAACATCAACCGCGATACCGGGAAGCTGGACAGTAAGAACAAGCCGTTCAAATCAGTCTATTTCGAGACCGGCGGCGACAACGACAAGCTGCTGCGCGAATCCGGTTACGACGAATTCCCGATCATGGCGCCGCGCTGGGAAGTGAACGGCGAGGATGTTTACGCCTCGTCCTGCCCTGGCATGCTGGCGCTGGGTCAGGTTAAAGCCCTGCAGGTTGAGCAGCGCCGTAAAGCGCAGCTGATCGACAAGGCCACTAACCCGCCAATGGTTGCGCCGTCGCAGCTTAAAAATCAGCGTATTTCCCTGCTGCCTGGCGATGTGACCTACCTCGACGTAATGACCGGGCAGGATGGGTTCAAGCCTGCCTACCTGGTCAACCCGAACACCGCCGATCTGCTGGCCGACATTCAGGACACCCGGCAGATCATCAACAGTTCCTACTTCGTCGATCTCTTCATGATGTTACAGAACATCAACACCCGCTCAATGCCGGTGGAAGCGGTGATCGAGATGAAGGAGGAAAAGCTCCTGATGCTGGGGCCAGTGCTGGAACGCCTGAACGACGAATGCCTGAACCCGCTGATCGACCGCACGTTCTCCATCATGGTGCGCAAGAACATGCTTCCGCCACCGCCTGACGTTCTCCAGGGTATGCCGCTGCGCATAGAGTACATCTCTGTGATGGCGCAGGCCCAGAAGTCTATCGGCCTCACCAGCCTTTCCCAGACTGTCGGATTCATCGGTCAACTGGCGCAGGCCAAGCCGGAAGCGCTGGACAAACTCGACGTGGATCAGGCCATCGACGCATTCGCAGAAATGTCCGGCGTGTCGCCGACCGTCATCGTTCCTCAGGAACAGGTCCAGGGTATCCGCGATGAACGCGCCAAACAGGCGCAGGCGCAGCAGGCTGCCGCTATGGCCATGACTGCAGCTCAGGGTGCCAAGACGCTCAGCGAGACACAGACGACCGATCCGAGCCTCCTTACCGCTATCGCAAACGCATCAGGAGCGCCGCAGCAATGACCGACTTTGAAGATGACGACCTGAAAGCAGAGCAGGCCGCAAAGCAGGAGCTTCTGGCTCAGCGCGAAATTGACGATATCAAATTCGTCATGGATAGCGTGCAGGGCCGACGCGTTGTCTGGTCAGTGCTGGAGAAAGGTCAGGTGTTCGGTACCTGCTTCAACGTAGAGCCGCACATCACTGCATTCAACGAAGGGCAGCGCAATCTGGCGCTGGCACTGTTTCAGCGCGTCATGGCGCACTGCCCGGATCAGTATCTGAAGATGGCCGCAGAGGCCAGTGAACAGGAGTAACCATGAATTTATTTGACCGTTTGCTGCATCGCCGCCTTTGCAACGAGCAGCCTGCTGACGGTGGCGCAGCGCCAGCACCATCTGAACCAGCCGCATCACAGTCAGGCGCTGGCGAACAACCTGCACCTGCTGGCGAACCTGCAAAACCCGAAGGTGAACAGCCTCAGCCTGGCGCCGAAGGCGAGAAGCCGCAGGGCGAAAAACCAGCAGAAGGCGATAAGCCTGACGATGGCAAAGACAAAAAGCCAGAAGGTGCGCCGGAAGCTTATGAGTTCAAGGCCGCTGAAGGCGCTGAACTGGATGCGGAAGCCCTGAAGGACTTCGAGCCGGTGGCCCGCGAACTGAACCTGACCAATGAGCAGGCGCAGAAACTGGTCGACGCGTACCCGAAAATTCTGGCCGGTGTTCAGCAGCGTCAGGCCGATGCGTGGCAGGCAACAACCGAGCAGTGGGCCGCTGATGTGAAAGCGGATAAAGAGATCGGCGGCGACAAACTCACCGGCAACCTGAGTGCTGCTCAGCGTGCGCTGGATCAGTTCGGTACGCCCGAGCTGAAAGAATACCTGAACACCACCGGACTGGGTAACCATCCTGACCTGGTGAAGACGTTCATCAAGATCGGTAAAGCCATGTCGGAAGACGGCATGGTATCCGGTAAAGAAAACGGTCAGCGCTCAGCTGCCGAAGTGCTCTATGGCAATAAGAGAGGATAGAAACCATGGCTGTTAAAGGCTTAACTGCGCTGACGCTGGCTGACTGGGGTAAGCGCGTAGATCCAAACGGGAAGATCGATAAGATTATCGAACTGCTCGGCCAGACTAACCCAATCCTGGAAGACATGCTGATCGTTGAAGGCAACCTTCCAACCGGTCACCGCACCACCATCCGCTCCGGTCTGCCGCAGGCAACCTGGCGTTTGCTGAACTATGGTGTGCAGCCAAGCAAATCCACCACCGTTCAGGTTACCGATGCTGTCGGCATGCTGGAAACCTACGCTGAGGTGGATAAATCGCTGGCTGACCTGAACGGTAATACCGCCGAATTCCGTCTTTCAGAAGACCGGGCCTTCATCGAAGGCATGAACCAGCAGATGGCTCAGACCCTATTTTATGGCGATTCCAGCGTTAACCCGCAGCAGTTCATGGGTCTGTCATCCCGTTACTCCAGCAAATCCGCAGGCAACGGCCAGAACATTATCGACGCTGGCGGTACCGGCACCGATAACACCTCCATCTGGCTGGTTGTATGGGGCGAAAACACCGTTCACGGTATCTTCCCGAAAGGTCAGAAAGCAGGACTACAGATGGAAGACAAAGGGCAGGAAACCCTGATCGATGCCAACGGTGGCCGCTACGAAGGTTATCGTACTCACTACAAGTGGGATAACGGCCTGTCTCTGCGCGACTGGCGTTACGTCGTTCGCATCGCCAACATCGACGTGAGTGATCTGTCGGTGCCTGGCTCTGCTGCGAATATCGTCAGCCTGATGGTAAAAGCACTGCACCGTATCCCTAACCGCGGCATGGGTAAACCGGTCTTCTACATGAACCGCACCGTGGCGCAGGCGCTCGACCTGCAGTCTCTGGACAAGGCCTCTCTGGCCCTGACCATCAAAGAGACCGAGGGTGAATGGTGGACTGCCTTCCGCGGTGTTCCAATCCGCGAAACTGACGCGATCCTCGAAACCGAAGCGCGCGTAGTTTAACGCCTGACTAAAACCAGCTGCCCGGCGACGGGCGGCTAACTGGAGAGACAAATATGATCCTCGACAAGCTGTTGATGTTCTCCGAGAAGCAGGCGATTACAGCTTCTGCTGCTTCAACGGATGTGATTGACCTGGGGCCGATTGACGGCACACGCCGCGATATCGGTGTGGGTTATCCGCTGGAGTTCTGGGCCACTGTTGATACCACCGCTACGGCGGCCGGTGCGGCAACCCTCAACGTCCAGTTGCAGACCAGCCCGGATAACTCCACCTGGACAACCATCTACGACAGCGGCGCGCTGGCATTGTCGGCACTGACCGTTGGCAAGCGCCTGTTCTCAGCGAAGGTTCCGGCGGGCGTTCAGCGCTATCTGCGCGTCAACTATTCGGTGGGCACCGGCCCGCTGACTGCTGGCGCATTCACCTCGGGCATTAATCTGGATGTTGACAACAACACGCCTTATTACCCGATTCGTTCCAAAGTGACTGGCTAAGGGGATAGCGATGTCAGGTGAAAAAGCACGATACCGCGTCCTGCGCTTATCCCATATTCACAACAACCTCTGGCCGGAAGGCTCTGAAGTTGAATATGACGGTGAGCCGGGCACGGCACTGGAGCCGCTGAACGACGCAGCAAAGGCGGCTAAGGCGAAGGCAAAGCACAAGGGTGATACGCCTGCTGCTGTTATTGAAACCAAGCCGCTGAACGACGACGGCAATGGTGGCGAAGGCGGCAACAGTGGCGATGACGATCTGAATAAACTCCGTGAAGAGTACGAAGTGCTCTTTAACGAGAAGCCACATCACAACGCTAAAGCTGAAACGCTCCGCGAGAAGATCGCAGATAAGCGTAAAGAACTGGGCGTGTAAGCCTCGCTAATCAAACAAGGGGCTTCGGCCCCTTTCTTGCAGGAGTCCGTTATGGAACTGGTAAACCTCAAAACCGGCACCGACAGTTTTCAGGATGAGAAGGGAGAAACGCATACGCGCGACGACTATCCCTGGGGACTTTGCATCAGCCTGGATAACGAAACCATCACCAAGCTGGGGATGAGTACGCCTGCCGTTGGCTCAGTGGTGATGATCACCGCCAAAGCGATTGTTAAATCAACCTCAGAGCGGCAGGACGACGACGGCACCTACCGCCGCGCTGAACTGCAAATCACCGACATGGCTGTGGCTCCTGATTCAAGCGAACCGCAGAAAACTGCAGCTGAAACCCTCTACGGAAACGGCGGTGAGTAATGGCTTCAGTTATCGAGATCTGCAACCGCGCGCTGAGCAACATCGGCAATAGCCGCAGCATTAACAGCCTGGACGAAGCCAGCAAGGAAGCCGGGCAGTGCTCCCTGCATTTCGACGCCTGCCGCGATGCCGCGCTGGCAGACTTCGACTGGAACTTTGCCACCAAGCGTGTGGCGCTGGCCGACACTAACAACCCGCCGCCGGACTGGCAGTACGCCTATCAGTACCCAACTGACTGTATGCGCATCACAGAAATTATGCTGCCTGGTATCCGCAACCCAACCGCGGCTATGCGTGTGCCGTATGTGACTGGCGCTGATGCGGCCGGAACAGGAAAGCTGATTTACACAGATCAGCCAGCGGCCTGGCTGAAGTATGTCGGGCGCGTCACCGACGTGAATATGTTCGATGCCATCTTCATCGAGGCGCTTTCCTGGCGTCTGGCTGCCGCCATCAACATGCCGCTGACCGGCAGCGCTGACCTCGGCAATAACGCCCTGTCGATGTACAACCGCGTGATCCTCAGTGCCGGGTCGCACAGCCTGAACGAGTCGCAGGAGCCGCAGCCGCCAATGGATGAATTCACAGCAGCGAGGTTGTCGTAATGGCATTTAGCTGGATACAGCCGAGCTTTGCCGGCGGGGAGATCGGCCCGTCACTGTACGGCCGCATCGATATGTCGAAGTATCAGGTGGCGCTGCGCAAGTGCGATAACTTTATCGTCCGGCAGTACGGCGGGGTGGAGAACCGCCCGGGCACGCGCTTTATTGGCGAGGCCAAGTACGCTGATCGCAAGTGCAGGCTGATCCCGTTCCAGTTCTCCACGATACAGACGTATGCGCTGGAGTTCGGCCACAACTACATGCGCGTCATTAAAGACGGTGCGTATGTGCTGAACAGCAGCAACGCGATTTACGAGCTGGCAATGCCGTACGCCGATTCCGATTTGTTCCGCATCAAATTCACTCAAAGCGCAGACGTTCTCACGCTGGTTCACCCTGCTTACCCGCCAAAAGAACTGCGCCGTTACGCACATGACAACTGGCAGATCGTGGATGTCGAAACCAAAAATGGACCGTTCGAAGATATCAACATCGACGAGGCGGTCACCGTCTACGCCAGCGCCAGCACCGGGACTGTTACGCTGACTGCCAGTTCTGCGATATTCGGCGCGGAGCAGGTAGGCAAGCTGTTCTACCTCGAGCAGCCAGTGATCGATTCGGTGCCCGTCTGGGAAACCAGCAAGACCACCGTTATCGACGATGTGCGCCGCGCTGACAGCAACTACTATCGCGCCAATACCGCGGGGAAGACAGGCACCCTGCGCCCGTCTCATACCGAAGGGATGTCATGGGATGGGTGGGGCGGCACCGGGTCCAGCGACACCGGGATCCAGTGGGAATACCTTCACAGTGGGTTCGGCATTGTCCGCATTACTGCCGTTGCGAGCGATGGCCTGACCGCCACCGCCACGGTGATCAGCTACATCCCGTCACAGGTGGTTGGTTCTGCCAATGCCAGCTACAAGTGGGCGCGTTACGCCTGGAACAGCGTCAACGGCTACCCGGGCACCGTCGTCTACTATCAGCAGCGCCTGTATTTCGCAGCGTCCATAGCGTACCCGCAAACCATCTGGGCCAGCCGCACAGGCGATTATAAGGACTTCGGCAAGAATAACCCGCTTCAGGATGATGACCGCATCATCTACACCTACGCCGGGCGCCAGGTGAACGAAATCCGCCACCTGATCGACGTTGGTAACCTGATTGCTTTGACCTCTGGCGGTGAATATACGATATCCGGAGACCAGAATAAGGTCCTCACTCCGGCGTCGTTCTCGTTCAGCTCGCAGGGGAATAGCGGCTCCAGCAACGTTCCGCCGATTGCCGTGGCGAACATCGCTCTGTTCATCCAGGAGAAGGGGAGTGCCGTTAGGGATCTGGCGTATTCTTTCGACGTTGACGGGTATCAGGGCACTGACCTGACCATCCTGGCAAATCACCTCTTTCAGAAACGCAGCATCATCGACTGGTCATTCTGCATCGTGCCCTACAGCAGCGCGTTCTGCATCCGTGATGATGGGAAACTGCTGGTCATGACCTACCTGCGCGAGCAGCAGGTGTTCGCCTGGGCCCCGCAGTCCAGCACAGGCAAGTATGAAAGCACCTGTTCAATCAGCGAAGGCAGTGAGGACGCGGTGTACTTCGTGGTTAACCGGACGATCAACGGCCAGGTGAAACGCTACATCGAGCGCCTTTCCAGCCGCCTGTTTACCAACGAAGAGGATGCTTTTTTCGTTGACTGCGGCCTGAGCTACGACGGGCGTAACACGTCATCACGCACCATGACCATCAGCGGCGGAACCGGTGACTGGGATTACCGCGTCGATTACACCATCACCGCCAGCGGTGGGGCGTACTTCACCGGCGCAGATGTCGGCTCTCAGCTGCAGTTCCCGTACACAGGATCGGATCCCGATAGCGGGGAACCGGTCGCGATGGAGTTGCGTTGCGATATCGTTTCAGTGACCGGATCAAACTCAGTTGTCATCCGTGCTAACCGCAATGTACCGCCCGTTCTGCGCGCTGCGGCTACCACAAACTGGCAGATGGCCAGGCCGACATTCAGCGGCCTTTCTCATCTTGAAGGCCAGACAGTCAACATCCTTTCTGACGCCAACGTAGAACCACAGAAGGTAGTCACTGGCGGCTCTGTCACGCTGGAAACTCCCGGCGCAGTGGTCCATATCGGGCTGCCAATAGCCGCAGAATTCGAGACGCTGGACATCAATATCAACGGGCAGGAAACACTGCTGGATAAGAAGCAGCTGATCCCGACCGTAACGCTGGTCGTTAACGCCAGCCGCGGTATCTGGGCGTCGACCCCTGGCGGCGCATGGTACGAATACCCGCAGCGTGAGTTCGAGTTCTACGACGACCCGGTTGATGACGCCACCGGCAAGGTGGAAGTGAAGCTCGACAGCAACTGGGATAAGAACGGGCGCGTGAAGATCCGCCAACTCGACCCGCTGCCGCTTTCTGTGCTGGCCGTACTGCCTCGCCTGACAGTGGGTGGCTTCTGATGATTAATGCCCAGATCGTTCCGGCAACTGCCAGCCACATTGAAGAAATGCTGCCTCATGTGCGCCAGGCTGACATTGACGAGTTTCTGGCTGCCAGTGGGTGGGATGCGCGCCGGGTACTGGAAACAGGCCTGCGAACATCGACATTCACCTGCGCCGGGCTGGTTAACGGCAGGGTGATCGCCATCTTCGGCGTGGCCCCGGCCTCAATGCTCGGCGGCAGCGGGATCCCATGGCTGGTAGGCACCGACGCGCTGGTGAAATATCAGCGCACGTTCCTGCGCCGCTGCGGAAAAGTGGTCAATGCAATGCTGACCGTTTATCCGTATCTTGAAAATTATGTCGATGCCCGCAACCACACCGCGCGCGTATGGCTGCACTGGCTTGGCTTCACCATCGAAGAACCGCAGCCATACGGCATTCACGGCCATCAGTTTCACCGCTTTCACATGGAGAGAAAATAATGTGTGAACCTACCACAATTTTAGCCGGTGCGACCCTGGCAGCTGGCGCACTATCCGCTTACAACCAGTATCAGACTGGCAAGTATTCGGCAGCGGTGGCTGAGCAGAATGCAGATGTGGCAGAAGCGCAGGCGCAGGACTCAATCAACCGGGGTAACGCCCAGGCCGAAGAAGTACGCCGTCGTAATCGGCAGGCGGCTGGCACGCAGGCGGCGACCATGGGCGCTACCGGAGCGGATCTGTCCACTGGTGGCGCGCTGGATGTGTTCGGCGACACAGCCCAGTTCGGTACCCTCGATGCGCTGACAACTGTGAATAACGCCCAGCGCGAAGCGTATGGATATCAGGTGCAGTCTGCGAACTATGACGCCCAGGCCGTATCTGCACGTAAGCAGGGCAATATGGGTGCAGCGACAACGCTTCTGACTACCCCGCTTCAGGCATACGGTGCATACCAGATGGCCGGAGGGACATGGTCACCATTCTCACAGAAGGCCGCGCCAATCAGCGCCGCCGTTGGCACTCCAACCGGTCGATAAGGAAATAACGAAATGCCAACCGTACCAACCGTATCCGGGCGTCAGGTAGAGAGTCGTGGGTTTCAGTCCCCGGGCATGCAGGCTTTTGATCAGCCAAACATCGGCGATGCTATTTCGGAGGTGGCGCCAAAAGCGATTGGCATGTTTGCCCAGGCCAAGCAGCGGGCGAATGTGGCTCTTTCACAGGAGGCCAGCTTAAAGCTCAGTCAGGCCGAAGAGGATTTAAAGACCCAGCTTTACAGCCTGAAGGGTCAGAATGCCATCGGTAAGGGGCAGGAGTTTACGCAGCAATATGATGAGCAGATCCAATCCCTGGCCTCGTCGCTACCTGATGACGCATCGCGCCAGATGTTCATGCAGCAGGCGCAGCAGCAGCGCATCCAGTTTCAGGGAAACGTTGGCCGCTATGAGCAGGGGCAGGTCAGCGAGTTTGAAGGCAATCAATACGATGCCACCAGACAGTTGCAGATCCAGAAAGAGGCTGATGCGTGGAATAATCCCCAGGAAGCTATTCTCGCAAAGAATATTCGCACAGTAGCAACAGCGAGATTCGGTGCCTCAAGAGGTTGGTCGCAGGAGCAGATTCTGGCTGCCATTGAAAAAGATAACCTTGCCGCCACTGAGATGAGAGCTAAAAACTATGCAGTTGATAACCCGCTTGGGTGGATGAACGGTGAGTTTTCAGCAGATGATGCTGGCGGTCTGGATATGCGATCTGTAGGTATCGTCGAGTCAGGTGGTAAGCATCTTAATTCAGACGGGTCAATTGTCACTTCTTCAGCTGGTGCTCAGGGCCGTTTCCAGTTAATGCCTGAAACAGGAAAAGAACTGGCCGCACGACGCGGGCTGAAGTACAACCCGGCAGACGAGCAGCAACACACCATGCTGGCCTCGGATTACGCGCAGGAACTGTCAAACAAGTATGGCTCTGAATTACTGGCTGGAGCAGCATATAACTGGGGGCAGGGCAATGTTGACAAACTTATAGAGAAGGTCGGGGATCCAAGAAAAGGAGAGATATCCCAAGCCGATTTCATAAAACAACTACCATCTGAAACGCAGGGTTGGATTTCACGATACCGTAAAAATAAAACCGGTATGGATCCAGTTACCGTTAATCAAATTGATAATCTTGCAAACGCTCAGATTGAGAAGCAGAGAAAACTGGTACTTAATGAGCTTGAACCGCTGCTCAACAATACAATGGCTCAACTCAATAATGGCGAAGTCCCTGATGCCGTTCCTTCTATCCCGGCGATTATGTTTGGCTACGGTGAGCAAGGGAAAAAGATGGTATCGAAGCTCGATATCGCTATGGACAATGCAAAAACTTTCCAGGCAATTCAGTACCTTTCTCCTGAACAGCAGCAGCAGGAATTGCTCAAAAAGAAACCAGAGGTAAATGACCCGGAATATGCGCTCAAGCTCGATGCGTATGGCAAGCTCGGCGCGCTGGTACAGAAAAGCAATGAAGCGATACAGGCGCAGCGTGATACCCGTCGTTTTAACGAAGCGCTGTCTATGGGCGAGAAACTCGACCCTACCAATAAATCCATGCAAAAAGCCGCCGATGCCACGCCAACGGCGCAAAACTTCCGTATTAACGACGCCACGACCCATGACGGGATTGTGCAGCAGGTGGCCCAGACCGGGATCATTCCTTCGCAGGTAACCACCCAGTTATCGGCGATATCCCGCGCGCGCAGTCCTGAGGCGGTCCGTCAGGGGGCTGAGTTATTTAATCGCCTCTATGACACGGACCCCGCGTCTGTTGGCGACATGCCAAAGGATATGCAGGGATTTTATCTCACCGTTAAACAGCTTACCGATTCTGGCATGGCGTCCGAAACCGCTATCGAACAGGCACAGAATCTGACCTACAACCAGACCGATGCACTCAAAGCGCAACTGGCCTCAACCCAGAGCACCAAGGAGTACAAAAAAGACCGAGTTAAGGCGATGGATTCTGCCGTAAGCAATATGTCTCCCTGGTATAGCTTTGGCGGGCCATCGGCAGATGACTCAACTCCAGATGCTGCAAGATTCAGAAATGATTATCAGGCGCTGTACGACATTAACTATCGCACCACTGGCGGAAATGCTGATGCAGCGAAGAAAATGACCAATCAGCAGATCGCCCGAACCTGGAACATCAGCGAAGTGAATGGGACAGCAAAGCTGATGAAATATGCCCCTGAGGCTCTTTACAATTATGGTCCTTCCGGATGGCAGGCAGAGCAGTGGAAGGTAGATAAAGAGCAACTGATGTATGGCGACCGTAAGGTAGACATCACTACAAGCCCGACACAACTCGGGATCACCTCCGGCAACTCAGCACCTGTTACCAGTAAAACTCCAGAGTCGCGTATTGGCGGCGAACTGGAGATTACCCCTGATGTGCTGACGGCCCGCAATGGCGATTACGCCATTATGGTGCGAACAAAAGATAAGGATGGTATTGAGGCGGTACAGCCGTTCTACGATTCATACGGCAGGCCTATGCGGTGGAAACCCTCTTTGGATGAATGGGAGCCATATAAAAAATCTATACAGGAAAGAGAGCAAAAAGATCAGGAAGAAATCATCAAGGGTCAGGAAATTCGCGGCTTTAAAGATAAACACCGTGCAATTGATGAACAGTATCGCAGGTTCCACGATGATCGTGTTAATCGCTTCAAAAACTATTTCTCATGGAGTAATGAATAATGCCTGTGTATTCCTCGCCAGAAGAACTGAGCAACGGATTTACTCCTGCTGGCAATGTTCTGCCAGAGCCGACAGGGTTTGATGTGCCTTTGCCTGAAGGAACCAACCCGGAGCCGCAGCAACTAGAACCATCGGTATGGGGCGCCGCCTTCCGCCAGAATAACCTTCTGGCCGAGATGTTCCGCCCTGCCAAGCAGTTTGAGTCGGTAGACGGGTATAACCCTTATGCTGATAAAACCGAGCTGCACGGGTACGAACAATGGGGATCTGCTTTTTCTGATTCCCGTTCGCCGGAAGAAACTGCCTGGCTTAAACAGCAGATTGACGACGAAAACGAGGACCGTCGGGTGCTTTCAGAGGCGGGCGGGGAGGGTGTTCTTGCTAGTATTGCCGCCGGGGTTGTTGACCCGGTAACCGTAGCTTCAATGTTTATCCCCGGCGCTCAGGGTGGGGCAGTGGCCCGCATTGCGTCACAGGCCGCCATCGGTGCAGCTGCAACAGCGGCGAGCGAGGTTGCGCTGAATAACCAGCAGATTACCCGCACCTGGGGAGAAAGCGCAACGCACGTCGCCGCAGGCGCTATGTTAAGCGGGGTCTTTGCAACGGCGGGTGCGGCTATCTCGCCGACCGTCAGAAACGCCGCCACCAGAGAACTCGGTGACGCGCTGAATAACGCAAGCGTGACTGATTCCGTTGGCCGGGCCCTGGATTCATCACCTGATGGCGGAAGCATCGGGGCAATGAGGATCAATGAAGCGAGCCTCGATGACCTGACTCTTGCCGGTGGGGCAGTAGCCGATGCTGCTTTGCGCGCTGGCGGGTATATGACGCCGCTGACCCGAACCATGACATCGCCATCACGAAACACCCGCGTGGCGGCGCTGGAGTTGGCGGAAAATAACTTCACGCTGCGCGGAAATGAGAGGGGGTATGCAACCCCGGTAGCCGCTGAAACCCGCGTTCGTGCCTGGCGTCGCGAGGAAGCCGCTGTCGTCGTGACCAATAAGCATGCTTATTCCCAATATAAGGCCGGTGGTGGCGATATGAATTTCACCGCGTTCCGCGAGGAAGTCGGCAACGCAATGCGGAACGGTGACGTGCATGCAAACTCGCTTGTTCAGGACGCGGCGCGGGCGCTGCGGCAGGTCGTGGACAGGGTGAAGGTGGCTCAGCAGGAACTTGGGCTTTTGCCGCCGGACGCCGAGCTGAAAGCTATCGGTCAGACCAGCTATTTCCCCCGTGTCTACCGCGTCGGGAAGATCGTCAACGAACGTGATCAGTTCCGTGACATCCTGGTAGGGTGGTGGTCAAGGGGGCCGCAGGCGATGTCCAGGGAGGACGCTGAAATAGTGGCTGACACCACCATTAACAAGATAGTCGGCGCCAGGATCCCCCAGGACTTTGTGAACGTTTTCACCGTTAAAGCGCCGGGCAGCACGCGGTCAAGAACCCTGAGCGTGCCGGATAGCCTGATGCGCGACTATCTCGAAAGCGACGCCAACTATGTCCTGCAGCGGCATATCCGCGAGACGACGCCTGAACTGGAGTTAACCAGGAAGTTCGGCAATAGCTCCATGGAACGGCAGTTGAAAGACATCCAGGATGAATATGACGAGCTTATTCGTCAGCGCCCGGCAGAGCAGGCAAGTCTGGCAAAGGCCCGTGAAAATGATATCCGGGATATAAAAGCTATGCGTGACAGGCTGATTGGCACTTACGGCATGCCTGACGATCCTGCCTCCTTCTTTATCCGCGCAGGACGGGCAATGCGTAACGTAAACTTTGTCACGAAGCTTGGCGGCATGACCGTATCGGCCATACCTGATCTCGCCAGGGGGGTGATGACAAACGGCTTCACGAACACCATGAAGGGTTACGGCGCGCTGATTTCCAGATCCCCCGCGCTAAAGCTTGGCCGGGATGAAATGCGGAAAATGTCTGTTGGCCTGGAAACTGTACTGAATACGCGATCCCGGTTGATGGCCGACCTGGTGGACAGCTCCTCGCGAGCTAACGCGGTCGAAGCCGGCCTGGATAAGGTGACCGACGTATTCGGCAAGCTGACAATGATGGGGCAGTTCAACGATATCAACAAATCGATAAACGGCATGGTGACCTCGGACCTGCTCCTGTCTGGCGGCGTATCCAGGGCGAGAATGGCGAAGCTCGGCATTAACGACAATATGGCTGGCCGTATCAACGCCGAGTTCCAGAAGCATGGCGAGGTTGTTGACGGCTGGCGTATCGGGAACTTTGATAAGTGGGATGACCAGCACGTTGCCGGGGTGTTTCAGTCTGCTGTGCTGAAGGACTCAAACAACATCATCATCACGCCGGGCATCGGCGATACTCCTCTGTGGGCCAGCAGCCCGGTCGGGAGAACCATTTTTCAGTTCCGTTCCTTCACCACTGCTTCATATAACCGAGCGACGTTGGGCGGCCTGCAGGAGGGAACCGGTCAGTTTTATTACGGAACCGCATTCCAGATTGCATTGGGAGCACTGACGTACGCGCTTAAACAGTCTGCAAACGGTAAAGAGGTAGACTGGTCGCCGCAGAAACTTGCTATTGAGGGGATTGACCGATCAGGTATCCTCGGTCCTCTGATGGAATACAACAATATGGCTGAGAAGGCTACCGGGGGTATGGTTGGCCTTGGGGCGCTACTCGGCACGGGCACGCAGTCGAGATATGCAAGCCGTGGCTTTATTGGCTCTGCCCTGGGTCCTACATTTGGCCTGCTCGACACAATTACTGATGTGACCGCCGGGGTATTGAATGGCGACGCTGGTGACCGGGTTCTGCATAACGTGCGTACACTTCTCCCTGGCAACAACCTGTTCTGGATTGCACCATTGATAAACCAAGTGGATCCAGGGTTAAGGTAATGGTCTAATTGTCAGTGTGAAAATAAAATCAAGGGATATATGATGAAAAAATTCTTGCTAGCCGGTTTAGTCGTCATGCTTGCTGGTTGTGCAGCAACAAAGAATGTTGATGTCGTTGCAACTGAAAAGGCTCAGGGGGATCGAATTGTTGCCTTAAATTCTGCCAGGTCACCATGGGTTTACGAGATTGAAAAACGGTTAAAACAGAAAGGCTTTACCGTGCTTCGAAGCGCAAGCCAACAAGTGACGGTAGAAAAACAATCCAATAGCACTACCGGTATTTATAACGAAGCTACTGCGCGTTATGTTCTGAACTTGAATGGTTTCGCTCCAAATAACGCAATGACTCGTTGTTATGGTGGCGGGTATAATTTTGACTACATTGATGCTGAGCTAATCGATGTGAAAAATAACCAGACAATGTTCCACTATTCTAACTCTGGTCACTCTGAAAATTGCCCCCCATTATCTGGAACAATTTTTACTGATATCACCAATCTTGTTGCAGACTCCTGGTGATTGTTATGTGACATGTCACAAAGTCAGGCTCACGCCCACAAAAAAAGCCCGCTATGCGGGCTTATTCAGCTATTAACTTTCTTCGGTACAATGGCTGCTATAGAAATCATAAACCCAGTAAGTGCAGCAATTATCAGTGGGAATATGAAAGCATCGGACGTTCGCAAGGGATTTTTCATGTCAAAAAGAATGACAATAAAGAATGCACTTGTCGCAAAAGTAGAAGAAGAGTAAACCTCATTCATCTTATATTGCAACTTGTCCAAGGAAAATGGAGGAGTATCTTTACATCTGGCATCCCATATTAAATGTATTGCCAGATAAGCGATGCACAGAATGAAATAAAATCGTGTCAATTGCTGTGCATCTTGAGGTGCAAGCCAGGCTAATGCTTCATGCATTTTAGTTAGCTAACTTCCGTGCCGCATAAATAACCGGAAGCGCTACAGCGCCAGCTACAGCAAAGCCGTACGCTATAGTAGCTGTAACAGTAAAAGCAGGAAGCAGGAAGGACAATCCGCCTGGAAGCGCAAAGCCTAAGCCCGCCCCGCCAATGATGGCTTTCAGTAATGTGATGATATTGATTTCCATGTTTCCCCCTTTGTAAACATATTGTTTACCCTTGGGGTAATTTTACATCATTGATCCACTATAGCCAACTATTTTAAGGCGCATCCCTGCGCCAGCCGCCTCAAAATTTGGCCGCGTTCGTGCTGATGTACTGCGCATGGCTGCGGATTTCGCTCAGGCACTGTGTGACGCCGACGATATAACTCACCATGGTGGTGAACTCGGCGGCGGCACCAGAGACATCATGCCCGTCATCATGCATCTTGTTCAGCAGGTTCATCAGCAGCGAATGCTCCGCCAGACCGGCCACGCCTTCCGGTGAATGAATGTGCTCGCGGTACCCTGGCTTAAGAGGGTAGCTGTATTCCTGCTTATCTTCCGACTTCATCGCTTCGAGTATCGCCGGCATGAAGCTGGCGACGACCTTCTGCGCTTTATCTGCAGGAGATAACTCCTCACGAACGTAGCGCCCGGTGCGGCGGATCTGTGGCAGCACTTCACTGGTTACCCATTTACGGAAGCGGTAGGGGATAGTCCCCGGCGTAACCGCGTCACGGCAGCGCAGGATCAGAGTGTAGAGTCCTGACTCGGAAATGATATTGATTTCCTTCACGCGGCTATCGAAAATTGCTCGATGCTCATGCCCTATGTTGAACATAGACCTTTCATCATCATCAAGTTTTTCGAGTGCCTGGGTGACGTTCTGGATACGAAGAGCAGTGCAAACGTCCTGGGCTACAAACCAAGGTTCGCCAGCGATGATGACGGAGCGGATAGGGTTATCAGATTCGAACTTGAATACAGCTGTTTGAGAATTAGCCATGGCGGTGATCTCCACTTAGTGATTTTAATCACCATCACTGAGACCAATCAGTGGTGGTGAGCTGAACAGAGTTGGTCTACCGGCCTAAGTGGTACCGGCGTCCTTTCGGACCCCCGCCCAGCCCACCATAATTCGGATATGGCTGTGCAACGCGCATAAAAAAACCACGTCTGGCGTGGTATGCGCCACTTAGTAATCCGGGAGACCAATCCCGGCACTGGATTTTGCCAGTGCCTGATCACTATGGCACAAGTTTTATGCGATGTAAATTTACCTATCAGGTAATAATTGCACGGAATTTAGGTAATTACAAACCCTATCTGGTTTCTTTCCTCAGAATCTCCGCACAGTAATCGAGATGCGACTGCAGATCTCGCATCGACATCTGCGAGCTGGTGACATAGTTCACCAGAGCTGACAACTCTGCCATCGGCCCATCAACGTTAAAGCCATCTTCATTCAACTGGCGCAGCAGCGTCATCAGGTGTGAGTCTTCAACCAGGGATCTGACGCCTCCCGGCGTGTGTATTCGTTCTGCAAATCCTTTTTCCAGCGGGTGATGATACTGACGTTGCATCTCTTCTTCTCCATGCAATCACTGTATATATAAACAGTATCAGATGCAGGGCATCTTATCCAGCACGCATTGCCAATTACCCTAAAGGTAATAAAATGCCAGTTTGTTATTCATTCAATTCATATAAGGATTGATGGGTAATAAAATGACCAGATGATGCAGCGCGCCGGGCGGTGCTTATCTGGAGAATTGACGATGACGGTCTCGACCGAAGTTAACCATAACGAGTACACAGGCAACGGTGTTACCACATCCTTCCCCTACACCTTCAGGATCTTTCACGCCAGCGATCTTGTGGTGACTACCAGCGATACGAATGGTGTTCTGCGCACCCTTACGCTGAACACTGATTACATGGTTACAGGTGTGAGTTCGTACTCAGGCGGGGATGTTGTTCTGTCCCAACCGCTGGCCAATGCCTGGGGAATTTCCATTGAGCGTTCGCTACCTGTCGTTCAGGAAACAGATCTGCGCAATCAGGGTAAGTTCTTTGCTGAAACGCATGAAGGAGCTTTTGATTACCTGACAATGCTTATCCAGCAATGTTTTGGGTGGTTGAGGCTCGCGTTGCTTAAGCCTTCCTTCATTGCCCGTTATTACGACGCCAGGCAAAATAAGATTTCCAATCTTGCTGATCCTCTCGCTGCTCAGGATGCCGTGAACAACCGCACTATGCGTAACTATGTAGATTCCACTATCGCTGGCGTAGTTGGTGGCTTTGGATGGTTTCTTCAATACGGTTCAGGCGCGGTGTATCGCACATTTCAAGACAAGATGAGGGATCAATTTAGTTCTAAAGATTTTGGAATAATTGGTGATGGCGTAACTGAAATATCTTTAAAAATTAACACTGCCATTAATGATGTTGCTACTGCCGGTGGTGGGGTTATTAACTTTCCTCCAGGCGTTTACTTGATTAATGGGCCAATAGTTCCGCGTCGCGGCGTTCTCTGCAAAGCCTCACCAGGCACTGTGACCATCAAACTCGCGGATAATTCAAACACAGGCATGGTGGAGAGTTATAAGTTTGACACGCTCAAGGCAAATAACGCCTATTCAATCGCAGATGATCCAGATTTCACGCAAGATTATGGGTTTGATGGTTTCCTCTTCGACGGAAATATTTCCAACCAGAGTACTGCATCCCTTACTTATGGCGTGAAAATGTATGGTCGCAGGATTCAGCTAAAACGTTGCGTTATTGGCAACGTGGCGGGTGTTGGCTTGTGGACGTATTGTACGGAGCAAAAGGGCGGAACCTACACAATCGACAAGACATCTATTCCTGGTTGCATTGATGAGCTTGAGATTATGAATACCTTTGAAGAGGCGTGGATTTATGATGGCCCATCCGACATACCAATCGGCTCTGTCGTTACCAATGAATGTGGTGACAAAAGCAATAACGGCGCAACGCCACAAACGTCACGGCACTTCCCTGGTCAGCCTGTTCACTCGGTGTACGTCACGGAACAGACATCTATTTGCGCCAAATACATGAACCTGAACGGCGCACTGTTCGGCAAGTTGCTTTATGTGGCCGATAACAACCGATGCATCATTGATACCCTCATTTCTGCCGGTGGCTGGGGTAATATTGAGATTGGTGTAAACGTATCTGGTGGGATAAACACACTTTACGCTCAGGCTAATGTCCGTAACTGGGGTGGAGTCATAAAACCATTCGTACTGAACCGTTCAAATAAAATGGTGTTTGGCAAGGTCCATATACGCCGCGGTTCTGCACTCCCCTCCTCTGATGGCGTGGTTGATTCAGGTGGCGGCGTATGGTTACAAGTAACCGCTGGTCAGGCGAGCAACAATGGCGGCAACTTGTTTGTTGCAGATTCCGCAGATATCAAGGTGAACATTAAGGCTGTCGGTGTGGGCTCGACAGACGCGAGTGGGAATGTCTCAGCGGTGCTGGTGACGACCTCAAAGGCCGACAGGCTCGACGCTGAAATACTGGTGAACAATGTCAGTCTCATCTGGCGCAATGAGAAAGCCAACCTTAACTGCTTTGTCCGTATTCAGGGTGACGTGGGCTCAGGAAACGCGCTCATGTCTGGCGTTGCATCCTCCCCGGGAATTAGTAAAAACTCACTTTCTGAGCTAAAACTCTCATGTTTTGATGGCTCCGGGGCGAAAAAAACAAATAGTTTCTTCGGTGTGGGCGCAGTTGACCTGACATCTACTGGCGGGAAGGCGGTAGTTGTCCAGCACACCCTGTGGAGGGCGCCAACCGTGGAAGAGATACAGTCTTCACTACGACACAGTGGCTTTACTGCGCCGGGGTCGTTCTCACAGGCTTACATAAACTCTTTCGATGCGACACAGGTGGCGTTCCGGGTTGAGGTAACAGCCGCGGCCACTGGCTCTCCAGTCTCTCAAGTTGTATGCAGGATAAATTAAAGTAATGGAAACGAAGGGTAATAATTATCCGTAAATGGTTTATTGTGTATGATGAACTTTCCAACTAAGGGGGTTCTTCATGCACAATAAACGGTGGTCATTATGTCGCACTCGTTAACCACGGAGTCGCTTAATCAGGGGCTTAGCCTGAGTGCGTTGATATCCGTGTTAGCTGGTGTGCCGCCAGAGGTGGCTTTAGGGGCACTTGCCGGAGCGGTAATATTTGTTACCTCTGCAGTTGAGTACCCAATAAAGCGGCGATTACTTCTTGCGTTCCTCAGCTTCTTCTGCGGCCTTCTCTTCTACAAAGCGACAGCATCCATTCTGATAGGCGTTGCCAGCCTGGTTCCCACAATTACACAGGACTCTTTCGAAAAGGGGATCGTGTTCTCTGCCGGGGCTTTCGTGTCGGCAATCGTCGCTGTCCGCATTGGCATCTGGCTGTATCACCGTTCTGAAAATCCACGCGACCTGATCCCGGGGAGAAAAGACGATGACCAGTCCTGAACTGCTTCTCATCCTTAACGCCGTGGTCTGCGGCGGCATTGCTATCCGTGTTTTGCTGTTCCGCCGTGACGGTGCCCGCCACCGGTGGTGGGGCGGCTGGCTGGCGTACCTGCTGATCGTCGTGGCCGCCAGCGTGCCGATCCGAACCTTCTACGGGTATTACGTCTCTGCCGACTGGTCAGAGGTAATTATCAAGGCCGTGTTCCTGGCTGCGCTCATCAAGACAAAGGGGAACGTTGTGCAGATTTTCAAAATAACGAGGTCTCAACATGGACATTAACCTGTTTCGCCGCGCCGCCGGCATCACTGAGCAGCTGGCCTCGCGCTGGCATCCACATATCACCACCGCCATGAAAGAGTTTGGCATCATCGATCCCGAGCACCAGGCGATGTTCATTGCCCAGGTCGGCCATGAGTCGGGTGGCTTTATGCGCCTGCAGGAGAACTTCAACTACAGCGTGGCCGGGCTGGCTGATTTTGTGCGTGCCGGGCGGATCACCCAGAGCCAGGCGAACGCGCTGGGCCGCAAGCCGTGCGAACAATCTCTGCCGCTCGAGCGCCAGCGTGCCATTGCCAATCTGGTGTACAGCAAACGCATGGGCAATAACGGTCCCGGCGACGGATGGTTCTACCGCGGGCGCGGCCTGATACAGATCACCGGCATGTCCAACTACCGGGACTGTGGCAACGGGCTCAAAGTTGAGCTGGTATCGCAGCCGGAACTGCTGGCGCAGGATGTGTACGCAGCCCGCAGCGCGGCGTGGTTCTTCGCCAGCAAAGGCTGCATGAAATACCCAGGCGACCTGGTTCGCGTCACGCAGATCATTAATGGCGGGCAGAACGGGATCGACGACCGGCGCGCGCGTTATGCCGCTGCCCGCAAGGCACTGTTATGATCATGGCAGTAGTTAAAGCGTACTGGAAACAGCTGCTTATCGTTGTGATGCTTGCTGCTCTGGCCGCTGGCGGGCGCTTAGCTTGGGTTAACCATGGTGAAACGCAGTACGCCGCCGGGTATAGCCAGGCGAAGAAAGACCAGCAGGCCGCCGATGAGCTGGCTCGCCAGCAGAGTGAAAAGGAGAAAGCCACCAATGAACGTGAAGCGCAGCAGAGGATCGACCGGGCGCGCGATGATGCTCTTAATGCTGCCGCTCGCGCTGGCAGGTTGCAGCAGCAACTCGTTGCCATCCGGGATCAGCTCATGCAATATAACGCCACTGTCGGCGCTGGGTCGTCAGCCGCAGACACCGGAGTTCTGCTTGCCAACGTGCTCGGCCAATCTCTCGAGCGCAACCGACAACTGGCAGAATACGCTGACCGGGCAGCCGAAGCTGGAAGGGTCTGTGAACGGCAGTACGACACCCTGACGAAACGGGGCACAAATTCCCGGTGACGGTATATAAAACGGTACGGAAGTTTTAAGAAAGAAAAATGTTGTTATCACTCAATTGGTTATCTTATCAGTAAATAATTGAGTGGGAATAACACCCGCCCAATAATCTCGTCATGATTAAAGCCCGCAGTCAGCGGGCTTTTTTTCGCCGGTATCAT